TGCCCTGCGAGATGTAGCCGAGGTTGGTAGCCGAGGTCGTCTGGGTCGTTGCATCCGGGAATACTAGCCCGGTCGGGTTGACGTTCATATGGCTCGCACCGTCGTAAGTGTCGAGGCCGTCAAACTCCACCGTCGTTCCCTTGGTATGATCGGAAGACTTTTGCACTCCGAAGCCGAAGCCAGCCATCTCCGAGTCGGAGTCGGAAGTGTTCGAGGCCGTGATGTTCGTGTTAAGATTTAACGCGCCGCCAGCCAGAAGGAAATAGGTCGAAGCGGTATAGCCGAAAGTCGTATAAGTTGAAGCCGCCGTTGAGACTTCCAGCTTGTTGTTGAGCGCGGTCGCTAGGTCGGTCTGATTGCCGAGCGTGCCGGTGATGGCTCCCCAGGCTACGGAGGCCAAGGGCGTAACGCCGCCGACATTGACCACCCATGAGGCGTAGGTTCCCGTCCCGGTGTGGTTGTTGATGTCCACCGTCAGCACACCCGTGCCAGAGTTATAGGTCAGAACCTCGCCGTGCATGTGATGCGAGGCGTCGTAAGCAATCGTCAGGTTCTGCGTCGGCGTGTACGAAAGGCCCGTCCCAACGGTAAAGGTCTTGTTGCCGTTGCTAACCGTGTTGCTCGTCGAGGAGGTCGTCAGGTAGCGGTCGCCAGGGATGAGGGTCTGCCAGCTGGAGTCGTAGTTCGTGCCTGAGTTCTTGGTGAGCACCTGCCCGACACTTCCCGAGACAGGCTGGCCTGCCGCGATCACTGCGTACGTCGACGCGGCGGTGGCGCTGAGGAGATAAGGGGACAGTGCCGTCGTGACATTAGCGGCAGTCTGGAATCCGCTGGGGTTGGTCTGGAGGTAGTACGTAGACGCGGCGGTGGCCGTGGTCAGGTAAGACGACATCCCTGCCAAGGTCTGATAGGTCGAGGCCGCGGTGCTAGTCGTTAGGTATGAGCTCATTCCCGCCAGAGTCTGGTAGGTGCTCGACGCCGTGGCCGCAGAGATGCCCGCCGAAGTCTGGACCGTCAGATCAGGAAACTCGACGCCCGTTGGGATGATGCTTGTTGCGCTGGTAGCGTTAGCAACCTGCACCCGGTCAAAGAGGACGTTTGACTTGAGGTTAATGTTGCTGGCCGAGGAAACCGAAAAGCCAAAGCCAGCCACTTCGCTGACCCGATCTAGTGTCGCATCCTCTAAAGTGATAGTCGCGTCGGTATCCATAGCGCCGCCGGCGAGGGGAAGGTACGTCGACAGGTTGACCGAGAGGTTTCCGCTGGTAACCGCAAGCGGGGCCGTGACAGCCGTGATGAAGTCAGCGGAGGGGGTAGCCCAACCAGTGTCGTAATTCGTTGCGCTTAGTTTCTGGAGCACCTGCCCCGTAGTACCGCCAACAGCAACGCCAGCGCCCGTAGCACCTGTGGCCCCTGGACTGCCTTGCGGGCCTTGACTCCCAGTGGGTCCGGCGGGGCCGGGCGTGCCGAGTTCGATGGTGAGGGTCGCCGGAGCGATGCCTTCGAGAGTGACTGCGAGGGTGGACATCTTAGGAAAGGGTCACCTGACCGATGACGTTAAGGCGCATGGTCACGGTGTAGAAGACGCTGCCGCCAAGGGAAAAGCGGATGTCCCAGCTGGCCGTGCCAGTTGACCAGGAGGAGGAGTCCTCGGGATAGATGGCCGTGAAGGACAGGCCGTCGTTCGCAATCGTGATCACTAGGTCATACGAGCCACGGGCCGAGTCGACGATGGTCGAGGTGACGGTCGTGCCGAGAAGGTTGGCCGGGGCACCCGCGGAGGGGGCGTAAGCGCAAGAGGCCGCGAAGGACGTGCCGCGCTTAAAGGTTACGGTGGTGCAGCTCATCGGGTCTTAATCCTGCGAAGATTGGCAAGGGGGTGGGGGGAGGGGGGTCAGGTTACTAGGTGCATACCTGAGTAGGTTGCCACGGATGTCGGTGGGTTTGCTGGGACAGAATAGGAAAAAGCCGTACCAGTCGTATAGGTATTAGGCGCAATAGTGACAGAACTTCCATCGTTGAAGGTCACTACCGTACCAAGCAGCCTGGGTTGATAATAGTTAGACACGTAATCAAGACGAAACAAAGCAGTACTAGCCCCAGTCGCAAAGACAGTTGGACTACCTAACATATTAAAATAGTAATCCGAAAAAGCCCAAGGTGTAGCCACATCAAAGACATGAAACCCAGAAGGAGGCGTCAGAATACTAAAGGTAGGGCCATCTCCTTCAGAGCCCGTAGACATACCGCATCCGATAAAGTATCCCCAGTTAAATCCCTCTCCGGTAATGGCTGGTTGACCTGAAGGCATTAGATACGGTTGTAATAGTACAATGCAGGGTCAGTCCCAAATCGAACACGAAGGGACCAGATAGAACCCGTGACGTATTGGCTGATCGTAATCTCTTTTGTCGTAGGGTTCTGGTAGGCCTTAGCAATGGTGAGGTAGGCGTCGACGTTGTTCGTGACAGGCTCAAAGGATAGGCAGCCGACAGCCGGGTAGGACGGGCTTGCGCTGACGTGTGCCGTGTTGCTGTCTGGAAATGTGTCAGTTGCCGCGTCGTAGCCTAACTTTAGGACAATCCAAGCAAAGTTAGTCGTTGGGTTAAATGTAAATTCGTAATAAACAAACTCGTAATCGCTGACCGGAATATGGGTCATGAAGTACGCCGAGCTCGCAATCATTGGGTCTAGGTTGTTCACTAGACCAGGCTTAACCGTGAACCAATACTTAGTAACCCCGCCTACGGTTGTCGGCCCTAGGTCGGAAACTTCAAATGGGTGCTTTGGCCTTGGCTCGACTGGATACTGACACCACTCCGACCAAGCCTTTTGAATCGAAAAGTTGTAGCCCTGGCTCGAGGCCGTGAAGGTATAGCCTGACCCGGGTTGAATAGAGCTCATCGCTTAAATGTTGATGTAAACGTCGAACGGCCAGCCTTCAGGAGAATAGCGGATTTCGTACATGACCTTATAGAGCGAGCCGAATTCCTCAACATTGACTTGAGAAAGAAGGTTCTTGTTCCCGAAGGTGCCAACGCCAGTCGGGCCCCAAGCGGGGATGAGCTGGAAGATGCCCCACGAACCCGTCGAGGTAGCCGTGCCAAGCAGGGCGTAGAGGGCTTGAATATAGGCCTGAGAGGTCGTGTATATCGTGCCCGAGTAGGTCGTCGTGCGGGCAAGGTACTGGGTCTTCCCGTATAGATCGGGGAAGCCCGGGTCAACAAAGCCGATGAAGCGGCCGCCGGCTCCAGTCTCAAAGCAAGCGCCGTTGAAGCCAACGCAAGAAGGGACGACAACAGGCTTTCCAGTAACGACATTGAGGACGGTCACGGGAGGCCCAAGCGTCGTGTCATCGTAAGCGCCGCCGAAGTCTGCTGGAAGGCCGGCGAGGGCCTGCCCTCCGTAGCCAGGGGCTGAGGTGAAGAAATTAGGATGGGTCGTAATGTTCTCGGCGGTCAGGCCGTTCGCGACAGCCGTGTTGGCCTGAGTCATCACGCCGCTGCCAATGGTCGGGTCGATGCCAACATAGTCGACCTTGATGGTCATATATTCCAGCGCGTCGGTCGTGTGCGAAGACTTGTGGGCCTTCGTGTATGCGTACGGGGCTTGAGGGAACGCCGTGCCGCGGATTGAGATTGGGATGCCAGCGGTCTTGTCGACGCGATAGGTGGCCGTGCCGGTGATGAGGCCGAAGCCGTCCGACTGGAAAGTGAAGCCAGGTTGCAGGACTTCGGAGCTCAGGACGTTGCCTGTGGAGATAAGGGCCATAAGATTAAACGAGACCAGCCTTTTGCATGCTGATTGGTACGCGCTCGGTAAAGGGGTTGGGTACGCCTCCGCCGTTATTGATGTTCATATTCTGGAACAGGACGTCGCGGATTTCTTCAAGCAGCTCGTTCTGCTGAGTCATCTTCTCCATCACTGGGTTGGCGCCTACGCCGATCACGCTGCCAAAGCCCTCGGGGCCCTTGAACGTGCCGGCTTTCTTTTCTGCTTCTTTGTCTTCAAAGATTGGCTTGTACGCTTTGCCTGCTTCAGAGTTTAAGAACGCCTTTAAAGCTGCGGCCTGAAGTGATGGGTCGCTTGGGTCGTTATAGGCTTTTGCGCCGACGCCGGACATCCGCGTGCGACGGCCTCCACGGCCGCCATAAAGTTCGTCTTCCGCTGCTTTGCGTTGAGACAGTAATGCTTGGCCTTCTGGGGTCTTTAGAAACTCTTCAGTCATCTCCCTTTTGCCGCCGGCTACTTCACGCATCTCCTTTTCTCGGGCCATCTTGGCCTTAATGAAGTTTGCTAGTTTCTTCTCTTCTTCGGTGGCGTAAATCGTATTGCCCTTTGCCATTAAATCCAGACCAGCCTGAGCATCGGCTTTTGCTTGTGCGATGGCGCTAGAGATAAAAGAAATAGCAGACTGAAGGATGACCATTGGGGCAGTGAAGCCGAGGAAGATGTCCTTGAATCCAGTGCTAAACTTTTTCTGAATGTCCTCAATCTGCTTGCTGAAAGAGACAGTGGCGGCCTTGGCCTTGTCCATCGCTTGCGGGACGTCCGAGGTCGTCTTGATGTTTACGGTGAGGTCTTGGGCCATGGTCGGTTTCCTTTAACCTGCTGGATTGGCAACGGCCGCGGCGTCGGCTTCCCGCTTCAGTTCGGACTCGATGTAGGCCTCTTCCTCCGGCGACATGATCGCGACGTCGACGCCCTTGCGCATGGCGAAGGCGGCATTCAGCCAGATGGCTTGGCACTCCGGCATCTCCCACGCCCGTTTCTCGTCGACGTTATTTGCCACTAGGTTCGCGACGACCATCAGGGGCCAAGGTGCCTTGCTGCTCCCGCCGGTCTTCTTATCGGTTTGGTCCCAGAACTTCGGCCAGTGGCTTACCAGGATGTAGTCGGCGAAGGCCTGAAGCATCAGCTCGAATTTGGCTGGGTTGTCATTCATCCGCATGATGCGGAGTTTATCCACCCAACCAACTCCGCCAAGGGGTTCCTCGGCACACACTTGGCAGGCGAAGATAAGGTCGGCAGGCGTAACCTCGCGAGAGCCCGTGACAAGGGGCGAGTCGAAAGCCATCAGGCGCACGCGGTACTTCAGACACCAAGGGTACAGCGTTCGGCCTAGCAGCTTGAACGGGGCCGGGTCTACATGGCTATTCAGGAAGCGGCGATCCACCCCTTCAGACTAACACCCCAACGGGGGAGTCAATCAATAGGTGATGTCTTCAAACGACTCGGCAGTCACTGACACACTGACGAACCCCTTACTAGATCCGCGGTCGTCTACTTTTGTGATGACGCCCGAGAAAGAAACCGAAGCACCTCCGCCCGGGTAGGCCGAGGCAGTCTTGACAGTAAAGGACAGAGAGGCTCCGAGCTGCGGAACGCTAGTGGTCTTGGCCACGCCCTCGATGGTAATCTCTGAGCGGCGGTCGTCATAGCGAGCCGTGATCGTGCGGCCGCTTTCGTCGACAACCATGCCGGTGTTGTTGAAGCCAGAGGTGACCGCGTAGCTTTGAATTACGAGGCTAGCCTGTTGGCCGCTCCCGATTCCGTAGAGGCATACGACGCCAGTATTTACTTCGCTCATGGTCTTAAACCTGCGATAATTGGCAACCCTTAGACAGGGGGCAGGACAGTGAGGACATCATAGGCAAACGAGGTCGCCCAGGAGCGTTCGTCGATACCCTCGTCTTCTGCCCTCGGGCTGACGTCATAGCAGGTCGCGTCGCCAGTGGCCACGAAGGCCGCTTGGATTGAGGCAAGGTCGTTCATGTTGCCAGACAAGGAAGCACACCGGGCGCGGTGATCGGCGAGCGTCGTGTCGTCGGCGTTTGAGAAGAGGGTGATGCGGACCGAGCAGCTGAAGTTGCCTAGGCCTTCGGGGAGGTCGGACGGCGGGGTCGCCGAGTCGCAGAGGACCACGGCCTTTGGCAGGGTCTGCGTGGCGGCGCTATCGCCCGTCAGTAATGCCACGCCGGCAAGGCCAGCCTGGGCGGAGAGATAGGTCGCGAGAGTAGACTCAACGATATGCCTGATAGAACGTGTGCCCATGGGGTTATTTTTTGTTAAATTTATCGGCCGGCTTTCGCATACGATAGCGGACCATCGAAGGCATTTGCTTGACGCGGTTGCCGTAGACGAGGCCGAGCGTGTCGGCTTGGTCGGCGATGCCGTTAATGTTTCCGATAGGGTTTGTCACAGAGACCTCCGCGATCTTGTCGGTGAAGGCGCTCTTATTGTACCCAGCTACTCCAGAATGCAAGGTCACCCATGTGGCCTTCCGTAGCTCGGCGCCGGGTTCGCCCTGCTGGCCGTTGTTGTCCTTCGGCCGCGGGAGACTGGCCAGCGCCTTGGCCCAGCCAGATTTGACCATGCCGACCATCTGCTGGCGCTTGAGAATGTAGTCGTTCAGCTCGCCCTTGTCTTCGACGAGCAGCTTGGCCGAGACGGCTTTCTGGCCTTTCTTGATTCGACCGCCGAAGCGACCTTTGACCTGGTCATGGATGGACCGCAGGTTGGTCACATAGCCCTGCGTTCCAAACTCGTTCTTTACGGGGGTGGCTCGGTTGAGGAAATTCTTAGCCTTGGCAAACGCCCGGGCCTTGTCTGTATCCTGCACAATCTTTGACAGGATGTTCTTGCTACTGATTTGGCTGAGCGCCTTGCCCCCAGTGGTCAGACGGGTAAACGCCCCGATGTCGTTGGACTTAACCGCAAAGGCAATCTGGTTGACGATAAGGCCGACGGCCGAGCGGTTGGTCGAGTCGTTTGCCGCGACGAAGATTTTGGAGATGTCGCCGGCTACGGCTTGGAGCCCTGCCTTGTGCGCCGATGAGCTCAGGCCGTTGCCTCCGCCCTTGGTCATGGGAGGGGTAAACTTGGCCGCGTCCTGACAGGCCAACATGGCTTGCTCGAGGACGGCGTCCCGCATGGTGATCTTCATGCCGGCCGCGTACTGGCGACAGGCCTCCACGAATTGAGCCAGGGACTTGGGCTCGATGGAGACCTTTGCCGCCATTACTGGTTGTCGTCGATGACGATGAGAGTGACCCACGCCGAGCCGGGCTTATAGGTCTGGCTGGTAATGCGGACATTATTCCCGCCCGCGACAATCTTCTTCCCCTGGGCAAGCGATGGGATGACGACGCCTCCCGTGATGATGGCCGCCGATGCCCCCGTAGACCCGTCTGGGAGGCTCCAGGAGGCCGTTACAGCGGGGAGCCTGACCGAGTACTGGGTCCGCTCACAATACCCCCCTGCTTCGAGGACGGTCTGGATGGCCGGGTCGGAGATGAGGCACTTGAATGTAATCGCTCCAGCGTTAGCCGTGCCGGCGACGCCGAAGTCTGCGATCATCTCTTTCGCGTCTGGGAGCAGCTCAGCATATAGGCTCATTCTAAACCTGCGACCATTGGCAAACAGGCACAAAAAAAGGGCCCCTTGCGGAGCCCTTCGTTTTCTCGTCAAACCGCTTAGGCGGCGGTGACGTAGCGAACAGCGCTCGTTCCGCGGCCCTTGTTGGCGCCGATGAGGATCTGAGCGATGCAGCGGATGTTGCCCGTTTCGGCCTGACCGACGAGCACCTGGACGGAGAGACCAGACTCGGCAGTGGCGACGCTGGAATTGAAGCCAGCGATTTCGGACATCGGGACGCCCGTTGCGACGAGGAGCGAATCCGGGCCCATGGCCACGCCTGCGAGATTCTCGATGGCAGGGATCTGGTTCCACTGGTAGATGTCCATGCCGGCGACCTGACCGATAGAGCCGGAGGTCACGACAGCGTTGGCGCCAGGGTTGAGGGAGCCGTAGATCTTGGCGTCGTTGCGGAGGCCCTTGAGGTAGCCGTTGCCCACGAGGAAGGAGCGGGGTTCGCCGGCCTTAGCGCCGTCGAGGAGGAACTGAGCCTGAACCACGTCGTCATAACCGAAGTCGGCGAGAGCGACGATTTCTTCGGTGGCGAAGTTGGCGGTCGTGAAGACGTCGCCGATTTCGAGCCAGCACTTGTCGACGATGGCCTGAGCAGCGGTCTTCGCGTAAGCGTTGATGAGGTACTGCATGCCGTACTCCTGGATGTCGAGGGGGGAGAATTCGTCGACGTACTTGAAGTGCTTGAGGGTGACCGAGCTGTTGCTCATGGTCGCGCCGTCAACGTCCGCAAGGGTGTTGGTCGTCTTGTTGAATTCCGAAGCGGTGCCGGCGCCCATGATCGGGACGAAGACAGTCTTGCCAGCGCGGCCGACAGAGGCGGACAGGTTGGTCGAGATGTTGTTCAGGATAGGGAGCTTTCCGGCGACAGTCTGGACGATATAATCGGACAGGATCGCGGGTGCCGTGGGCAAAACAGTAGCCATAGGTATGTGTATTTAGGTAGGGTGAGGGTTGAGGGAAAGTTACTTGATGATCTCGGCCTTGTGGGCGTTGAAGAAGGCGATGCGGGCCTGACCGGCAGGGAGCGCCATGTAGGCGGTCTTCACTTCGTCAGAGCTCATCTTCTTGGGCGAGTCGCCTTTCGGCAGCTCGACGGGCTCGGTACCGAAGGACGCGACAATCTTCGCGGCTTCCTTCGAGGCGCTGGCCTTGACGGCTTCGAGCTCGGCGACCTTAGCCAGGGAATCGGCAAGGGCGGCTTCGGAAACCTTGAGGGCTTCGGAGAGCGAGGCGATGGAAGTCTCGCGGGTGGCGGCTTCGACCTTGAGGGACTCCAGCTCGGCGGTTGCGCCGACAGTGAGTTTCTCGACAGTGGCACGGAGGTCGTCGCGTTCGGCGGTGAGGCCGGTGAGCGAAGCCGCGGCGGAGACGAGCTGTTCTTCGATGGTCATAGTCTTGAACCTGCGAGAATTGGCAACCTTCGCTTCCGGCGCTTCAGGGACGGGAACCTCCTCGACGGCATCTTCCTCGACTATCTCGGGGATGGCATCGGGGTCCATGACCTCAACGCCGAGGGCGGCGACGGCGTCACGGGTGTCGGAGCGGTTGTCGATGAATAGGTCGACCGGGCGGCCGGCATCGAGCTCGGCCTTGATGACGCCAGACTTAAAAGCAGGGGCTTCGGCGCCGGAGTCATTCATGATCAGGGCGTCGTACTCGAAGCCGATGGCCTCGAGGTCGGCGACAGTCTTCTCGCGGTCGGCCTCGGGGCGGTTCGTCAAGACAACGACTTCCTCGCCGTTCTCGTCGATGTAGTCGATGACGCGCTCGACGGGCTGGCCGTCTTTCAGGATGGTGTCGTCGATGTCGGTGAAGATGCGGGGCATGTTAGAAAGAGGCTAAGGCTTTGGAGAAGGAGTCGGCGAGACCAGTGACCAAGCCCTGGGCGGCGGCTTGCTTGCCCGAGAAGACCTGGCCGCGGAGAGCGGAGTCGGCGACCATCGCCCGCTTGGATCGGATGGCGGCCTTGAAGTCTTCGTGGATGGAGTCGACGCCAGCCTGGAGGTCGGCGACTTGTTCGTCAGAGAGGGACGTGCCTTCGATGCCGGCGCCCTTCAGGGGGGAGCCAGACGACTTGATGACGACCATGCGGACGCCAGAGTCTTCGTAGAGTTTGGACATATCAGGGACGGCCATGTAGACGCCAACGCTGCCGACAGTAGCCGAGGGGGCGGCGACAACGCGGTCGGCCTGAGAGCCAAGCCAGTAAGCGGCCGAAGCCATCTCGCTATCAGTGTAAGCCATGGTCGGCTTCTCGAGGTCGCGAATCTTGTTGGCCAACTCTTCGACGCCCGTGACAGTACCGCCAGGGGATGAGACGTTGAAGGCAATCTTCTCAACCGCAGGGTCAGCGGCAAAGAGGTCGACGGCCATAGACAGGTCGTTGACGTCTACGGCGCCCATCATCTTCTCAATCGGGCTCAGGTTCTTGCCAATCACGCCGGCAATCGGAATGACGCCCACGCCGTTCTGAACGTAAGGCACGGGGGCAACGCCAAAGAATTGGGCAAGCATGTCAGTGAAGCCGAATTTCTCGGCCATGACTGAGAAGTCTTGGGCTTTGGCCGGGTCGATGAGCATTGGCTCACGGCCCTTGAGAGCATGGGATAAGAAGCGGGACATATTATTTGTTAAGGTTGGTGCCGGGCAGGGGTTCAGCCTGGTCGACTTGGGCGACAGTACCAAGCGGGGTGTTGGTCGGACGGAAGAGCAGCTCGAACGGGATGCCGTATTGCTTGGCAAGGTTCTGGATATGCGCCATGTCGGCGGCTCGCTTCTCCATCTCAGAGCGGAAGTCGAGGCCGCGCTGACCGTAGAGCTCAGACATGGACATAAGGCCCATCTCGATGTCGGCGCGATCGTTGGCGGCTTCACGGCCTGCGTCGACGGTGACGCTCTTCGGGGTCGTCCAAGAGGCAGACCACCAGCGGGAGTCGTCAGGGATTTCGCCCTTGGCGATGCCGTCGGCGATGATGTATTCCCAAGTCGGCTGACAGAAGCGCTCGATGATGATATTTTGGTACTTGCCGAAGACGCGGGCGGCCTTGGCCGTGACAAGGCGCACTGATGCACCGCCGGCGGAGGTCGGGTCTTTTACGAATTCGTAAGGTAGGATTGAGCAAATGTCTTTCTCCAGCGCCGCGAGGAAGCCCACGAAGGTGCTATTCGGGCGCTTGCTCTCGAAGGACTCGAAGCGATCAGAGCTCTCAAGCACGATGGCTTTGCCGCCCATCTGGCTTGCAATGTTCTCGGCCGAATTGTGGTTTGAGGAAATCTCAGAGGCCGCATCCTCATCGAGGAATCCTGAGCCCTTGAAAATCACTCGATTCACGTCCCCGTTGTCTTTCACTGCGCGCCGTTCTAGGTCGAGCAGCTCCTTCACATCTTGAATGGCGCAGAGCGCAGACTGGAGGGTGGGGACTCCGCGGGAGCCCGAGGCCGTCTCCATGTCGACAATGTGCATGACTGACTGGGCCTCAACCTTGCGGGAGCCGCCGTCAGCCTGGTACACGGAGTAATAAATCGGCTCGTTATATTTGCCGAAGCCGATGCCGTCCCAGCAATCCGAAGGTGTGTCGCGATCAGTAGGGTCGCCGACGCGGTGGGCTTCGATGATTTGCGTCTTGGCCTCGCCGTTGAGGTCGGCCTTTAGCGAGAAGGCATCGCCGTCGCGGAACATGGCCCGCGTCAGGATTGCCTGAGATTGGAAGAACGACTTGCCGGAGACGTCGAGGTTCTTGGCCTTCATCGCAAAGTATTCTTCGTGAAGACGTGCCGTCTCAGGGTCGCTTGCGTGGGATTGCCATTTGATGCCGTCGCCGACGACGTAGATGACTAGGTCGTTGAGGATGCTACGGAATAGGGAGGACTCGCGTTCGGCCCATCGGCACTTCTTGACCATCTCGTTGCGGTCCCAAGGGGACATGTCGCGACGGAGGTCGTCAGGCTGCGGGGCGTAGATGACACGGCGGGCGTAAGTCTGGACAGTCGAGCCCCACTGGTTCCCGCTGTATTGGTTATTAAAACCAGAGCGAGAGTTGCCGGCGGCCTGTGCCTTCGGCGTACCCTTGCGGGCAGTCGCCTTGGCTGGCTTCGTGCGTAGGCTAACAGTCGGGACTTTCTTGCGGGGGGCCATAGATTATTCGAAGCGATTGTCCCAGCGCGTGTTGATCATCGTACGGCGACGGCCATAGGTCGACGGGTCGAGACGGCTTAGGGCGTACATGGCTTCGTTAAGCATCTCTTTCGGGGGAAGGGCAAAAGCCTTGGTCGCCGAAGAGCCGGAATCGGCGTAGCTCATAAGGGTCTTGCCGTCCATGATGAGGGCCAAAGCCTTCGCCTTGAGGTCAAGCAATTCGCATTCTGTCAGGCCGATAAAGATTCCTTGAGCCATTTTAACTGCGGGAATTGGCAACGATAGGGGCGGCAACGCCGATGTCCACGCCGCGAGTCTCTTCCTTCCCGCAACCATCGGCGTCGCCGCTTGCATTCAGTCTCCCCGGGTTCATGTGGAAGGCAAGTCGGTTTCGGTTGTTTCCTTGCCGACGATGCCCCAGCGGACGGCGGCCAGCAAGCCGAGCAGCTCGCAGTCGAAGGCGTGATTGTCCTTCTTGCCCTGGGGAAGAATCCATTGGGGCTTACCCGACCGACGATCGCGGACGCGGACCTCGGCGTTCATTTGGTCGACGTAATCTTGGCCGGCGTCGAGGGCATATGAAAACGACTTCCTCGAGCGCAAGCCGTGCATTAAATCTTTGCCCCCTAAATTCGACCATACCAGGAGCACGGCGCGAGCCTGAAGACCGGGGACCATGATGGTCTGCTTATCCGAATAGAATCGTCGGGTCTGCTTCCCATCCTTGGCCGTTACGCTGAAGTCTTCGTTGCCCGAGCCCTTCGCACATTTCCAGCCGCGCATTGCCGTCTGCCGATAGACGTCTTGGGCTTGGTCTCCGGCATCGACCATAACGAGGGCCGGGTGTACCGCGTGGAGTTTGACGAAGGCCTCGACGTCCTGCCAGGTGTCAATCTTGGCGAAGGCCTTGAGACGGCTATGCCCGGTCTTACTCCACCGGCGGACTACTCCAAAAAAGTAGCCACGTTGTACGTCGATGCCGGCCGTGCGGAAAGGGAATGAGCCATCGGGTGCTCCCTCGCGTTCCACAACCTTGCCCTTCGGCGTGATGACTGACTCGCCTTCCCAGTCGTCGGCGCAGTTGTAATTGGCGGCCGCGGCGATGTTCACGATCTCGCCGCCCTCTTCGGCCCATGCCAGGGCGAGCCGCTTCTGTTTGAAGATGCGGCGCTGTTCTTCGTCGCCGTAAATCTCGGCCTGTTCTTTGCTTTTAATCATCATCACGGCCAGTTCGCCCCAGCTCATTGACGCGAGACTGTTCCAGTGAAGGCCGACGTAACCGCTGTTCGTGCTCGACGCTGTAGCTACAAAGGCGCCGCGGCGGTTCGCTTCCAAGCGCGTGGCGTTGTTGTCGGGCAGTCGTTCCTGGCACGATGCACACTCGTAGGTCGTGCCGTTCGTAACCTTAAGCAAATCCCATGAGCCCGTCGTCTTGGCGTCGTCTGGAAAACGAACCTGCTCCCAGACATAGGGCTGGAGCGCGTCACATTTCGGGCATCGCATATTCCAGTCGCGTTGGTCGGTCGTCTCATGGAGCTGATGGATCTCCTGGCCGGCACGGCCGCCCTGACTCATAAACACTCGCTTGCCCATCCAGCCGAACGCCGTCACTCGCGCGCTCAATTCGGCAAGGTGGCCGGGAGGTGCTTGCCAACATTCGTCGGCAATCGTGAATCGAAGCGATAGGCGTTGAAGGTTGGTCTCGTTGTGGAGGCCGCGACAATAGAGCGTCATGCGGTCGAAGTCGGCCGTCGTCGAGCGGTCCAAGTCGTCGGCCGATAGCCGAGCCTTCACGGGCGGGCAGTTGTTCCAGACTGGGCGGAGGTAGCGAAGGGCGAAGTCCTTGGCTTCGCTGTCGGTGGCTTGTAAAAGCATCGTCGGCCCGGGCGTGTTCGCAATGATGTGGCAGGTCAGCAGCCGAGCCAGGAGCGACTTGCCCGATTGGATGCTGGCGATGATGGTCGCCATGCGGACCTCGCCATCGGCGATGATACGCAAGGCCTCCGCGATCCACGGCGTACGCTCCGACCGAAACGGCCCCGGCATCGGCGAGTCAGGGATGGCCAAGACATTTTCTTCGAGCCACTCGACGACGTCGCCTGAGTCAGAGGGACGCAAGACGTCTCGGCCGATTGCCAGCAAGTCAGCCTTATTCATCGTTCGCGGATAGGTCGGCCTTTGTCCTGCGAATCCAGACCTCGAGCACCTTTACGGCCTTGGCAGGGTTCTCGGGGTTGCACCCTTCGGCTACGTCGAGCGCGAGTTTGTCGAGGCGGTTGACGACCTCGCTCATCAGTTGACGCATCGCCTCGCCGGCTTCCTTCGAGCTGATGTAGTCTTTAGCCAGGATGAGGCGGCGCTCTTGCTCTTCCTCGAGGGCGACCTGCGTCTTCAGGGATTGGTTGTAAGCGGTTTGATACTTCCCTTGGTTTGGGTCTCCGCCGTCCATCGATGCAAGCCAGACGCCGCGAGCCCGGGTGACGAGCGTGCGGTGCTCGGCGATCGTGTCGGCCAGCGTCCCGTCGTCTAGGTTGGCCGGTGCGGCCTTCGGCGCCTTCGCCGTGCGGGCTACGTCTCGAGCTGCACGCCACGCCAGGGCGGACTCGACTGAGTCGGTCGGCATTCCCTCGCGCTTGAGCACGGACACTCGCTGCGCGGTGATGTTCAACGCGGTTCCGATTTCGAGGTTGCTTAGGCGAGTGGCCATTTTGGCTCGGTTTGCTGTTTTATATGAAACAGCGTGACGGCCCCACACAAAAGAGGGGCAGGTGTCGCCCAA